TGTTTTTCCTGTTGGTTATTTTGTTTACGTAATTTTATCGAGCCCCTGATGGGAATACGGCAGTGTAGTTATTGCCGTTCCAACGAACATCATCATATTTTGCCATCCATGATTGGAACCGGTCCATGATGGCTCCAGGAAGTGCAAGGTCGGCGTATGTTCTACGGAAAATAATTGCCGAATATCCTGGTACATCAACATATTGCATTGCTGACATGAGAAGAGCGGAAGAATTATGTGTAGGAATAAAATCCTCTGATACTAAATACAAACTGTCTGGCGAAGAAACACGAATACACTTCATCGGCAGAGGACCAGTACGTTCTGCAGAAACGATATACCGGAAGTTTGTTACGCGTCGCTCTGCACCTAATAACGGCTCAAGACGCTCGGCTTTCCTCGTGAGACGAAACACTTGAACCTTGGCACGAAACTTAACTTTCCATGTCGGCCCACAGTCTTTGCCATTGAATTTGGCACGACCTTCTTTAATCGTTATTTTGTGTCCGAGGGAGCGAGCAAGGTGAGCCACTCCTTCAGTGAGGTTCTGGTTTGTATTTACAAACTCAACGGTTCCATTCGTAAGACAATTGCCGTCGGTGTCCATTAATCCTTGGAGGAGCGCCAAACGCTGCTCTTCTGAAGCCCAAAGATAATCGTGCGGAATATGCTTGTTCTTTACTAAGTTGAGTGAACGCAGTTCACCCATGAGACGACCACCGAAATAGAAACTAGAGGCTTTATTATCAATCTTAGTTTGCATGCTTGTAAGTGTGTACCCTGTCGCCTCCATTGCCTCAACAATTGAGTCATCCATTGAGGTGATAGTTGGGTTGTTCTTACTCCCATCTCCTAGCCATACGCCTAGAATATATGGGTCTATCAACAGGTCTTTCTCTGGCAACTGGAGTGACCTACAGACAGGAATGGCATGGTTTGCTCGACCACCACGAACGGTGAGCGTAGCGACGATTTGGGCGGTGGTACGAACCGTTCCGGTTGGAACGTCCATGACCTCCGGAGGATTTGACTTGTTCCACTCCTTACGAGACTCCGACAAGAACTCCCGATGTCTGGTTGTGTGGTCAGTTTTTATTCCAGCCCCAACGAGCGAACGAGATTCTCTTTTGTTTCTCCGCTTCTCACGAAATTCTGGTGTCCGCTTGGTTAGGGCCTCAAGTTCACGAGCATCATATGTGAGCCAAAGATGTTCATCATGTGCGTCTACTGTTGAACCGTCATCAAAAGTCAATTTGTATCCATCCACAATTTCAACTTCTGATTCAGCAAGAACAAGATGTGGATTCCCGTCGCGACCAAAAATAAAATCACCTGGCTTGATGTCTCCCATTTTTACAAAACCCGAAGGTGTCGGTATCTCCGAATAAAGTGAGAGCATTTTCCCACCACCTGCTGCTCCTCCGAATAGGCCTTCTAGAGAATATGTTCGCAAGAATACTTTTTGGGTAAGTGACGGTTCTTCTGGGCAGTATGGCGGCATCTTGGGCTCAAGATATTCGAGCACCTTATTCCAGTCAGTCATAGTTCTCTCCGAACGTTGTAGTTTGTATTAGATTATGGGCATGTCAACATATTGCACCGCTACAGGACAGTCCACATGCTGAATTCTTTTAGAAGATTTTTCTCCAGAGACAGTCTATATCTATTTCGTTTACGCTTTTTGACTCGTTCATCTATGGCTAACGTGTTAATGGTATTATTTATTTTATTAACCAGCGTTGGAACTTCTCTGATATCACCCCCTGTGGGTTTAATAGTAGCGGGTATAACTTGTGGAATTTTCGGCTATATCCTAGGTCTTGATTAAATATGGCTTGGAATCGCATCGACAATAAATCTATTAACCCTACCGGCATGAAGGGCGCCTCAGTACCTCCTGGTGCCCCAATTTCAACAAATCCAAGTTTCCAGGGTCGCGCCTATAGGGACCCGTGGGATATTGAGCGTGCATATCGTGAAGGCATGCAAAAAGTTACTTGGGTGTCACGATGTATTGACGCTATTGCAGGTAATCAGGCCCGTCTTCCTATTGTTTTGCGCAAAGACAACTCCCCTGATGGCGAAATCGTTACCAAAAAGCAAGGCAAATCCACAATTCTGGATATTTTGAATACTAAATCAAATATAGGCGAAAACTCATTCATTTTCAGATATCGCTTATCTTCACAGTTGCTTCTTGGTACTCGTGGAGTTTTTATTGAAAAATTAAAAGGCCGTGACGGAGCGTTAATTGGACTCAACTTACTTCCCCCGCAGTCCACTTCCCCTATGCCTGACCCACGTTTGTTTGTGTCTGGCTACGAAGTAAACATGCCCAATGGCGATAAAATCATCATGAAACCAGAAGATGTTATATGGATTCGCCGCCCACATCCACTTGACCCCTATCTTTCAATGACTCCAATGGAATCCGCTGGCATTGCCATTGAAATTGAAAACTTAGCCAAACTATATAACCGCAACTTTCTTCTCAATGATGGTCGTCCTGGTGGTTTGCTGGTTCTTCGTGGGGAAATTGATGAAGATGACAAGGAAGAATTAAGAAGTCGTTTCCGTGGCAACATGAGCCGAGTAGGAACCACTACTGTAGTGAGTGCGGATGATGGTGTTGACTATGTAGATACTTCATCTAACCCACGTGATGCCGCCTATATTCAGATGCGTCAAATCACTAAAGAAGAAATTCTTGCATCTTTCGGCGTCCCCGAATCAGTTATTGGTAATGCTTCCGGAAGAACATTCGCCAACGCCAGCGAAGAAGTAAGCGTATTCTGGAATGAGACAATGTCCCCCCACCTAGAAGTTCTTGCTCGCGCTCTAGATGAACTTGACGATGAACACTATATTGACTTCGATACTTCCGATGTTCCCTATCTAATTTTGTCAAAACAAGAACGCGAACGTTACTTGATGCAAGAATTGCAGGCTGGATTAATCAGTCCGAACGAATACCGTGACGGAACTGGAAGAAAAACAGTTGAATCAGACCTGGCAGACAGCCTTTTAATGAACCCGAACTTAACTCCAATTGCCAACACCACCAAGCCGATGCCACCGCCCCCAGCACAGGGCGGAATGCCAGTCCCAGGAATGCCAGGAATGCCCCCAGGTGCTCCAGGAATGCCTCCAGGAGCAGAAGGAATGCCTCCTGGGGCAGAATTGGGAGGTCCGGGCGTGGACCCGAATACGATGGCAGGGGCTTTGGCAGAAGAGTCTGGAATGCTCCCCGCTACTAGCGGTGTCCCAGGGATGCCCCCAGGTATGCCAGGAATGCCAGGAATGCCAGGAATGCCCCCAGGTGCTCCCGCGATGCCAGGCGGATTTGGGCAAATGTCTGACCCTTCCGAAATGCTATTCAAGGATGACTTATTTGAAAAAGATACCGACCTTGCTCGTTGGATAGAAATACTTGACAGAAGTTTGGAACGCCTATTTGAACGTCAGCAACGTGTCGTACTTGAAAAAGTTGCTGGACAAAAATCACGCAAACTTTTGATGAGTGGCGGACTTGACGTAGATACCGTCATGCCTATTGATACCTGGAATAAGCAAATGGACGAAGACATTAAGCCAGTTCTTTCGGCCATTATCAAAGACGCCCAGGCTATCTATTCGACAAAATCCGCTTCTTACTCTAGCCCTGGTCAGAATGACATTTTGACTCATATCGAATCTCAGATGGAGCGAATTAAGAGTCGGAATAACGAAACTCAACGTTTAATTTCTGAAGCCATATATAATTCCTATGGGATACGGGACGAAGAACAGCGTGCTAGTGGTGTTAGGTCTAACCTAAATTCTATTTTTACCGAAATTTTGGCTAAAAGACGACCAGATATGGCTATCAATGAGGCTCGTCGGGCGTGGAATTTCCCGCGCCCTCTATAGTTGCAGTAAACTCCCCCTATTTAGTTTACTGAAACTACATAAACACTAATAAACTTGCGTTCATCAGGATAAATAGAGACTATTATTACTCTAGATGATTGGAGTATCATGAGCCAAGGAACATTTGAAGACATCCATTTTAAAGCGATGAATGGCCAATTCAATATAGATGAGGCACAAGGAATCGTTGAATGTTTCGTTGCTGCCGTAGGTAACAAAGACTCCGTGGGTGACATCGTCGCATCAGGAGCATTTACAGAAAGTCTCAAGCGCCGCAAACCGCGCGTTGTATGGGGACACAACTGGAACGACCCCATCGGTAAGGTTCTAGAAATTTACGAAGTACCAGCACACGACCCGCGTCTCCCAGGAAAAATGAAGCAAGCAGGAGTGGGCGGGCTCTATGCGAAGGTTCAATTCAACCTTGCAACAGAAAAAGGTCGCGAAGCATTTGCTAGCGTCGCTTTCTTTGGTGGAGACCAAGAATGGTCTATCGGCTATAAGACTCTCCAAGCAAACTTTGACTCCGCCATGCAAGCAAACGTTTTGCGTGAAGTTGAACTGTACGAAGTGAGTCCAGTTCTTCATGGTGCAAATCAACTGACAGCCACAATTTCCGTCAAGAGCGACGAAGGTGAAAAGTGCCACAGTCCTGCTATGGGCGCTGGAATGCCAATGATGCCAGCAGTAATGCGTGCTTTTAAACCAGGGATTCCAGAAGGTGGCCCATCGCGCATTTCGGCAAGAATTGGCTACGACGTTTCTAGTCCTCGTGAAGATATTTTTGCAGAAGGCGAAGCACGCGAACTTAATCGCGAAGAAATTTATAGACTTGAAGAAGAACTGATGTCACGTTCTAATAATCGTCTCAAGATTATCTCCGCAACTGAAAATATGGTCACATTCCATCGGATGCTCCCCAATGGTTCATCAACGGCTTACCGTCTCCCATACCACTACGATACGGCTGTTAGACAATACATGTTTGGCAAACCAGAGAAGATGGGACAAGGTCCTAGCCAGCCTCAACCACAAACAGTCGTTCCTATGCAGATGCCCAGTATGCCAATGTCTGTCAAGCCGAATGCCGTCAGCCCATATGCCATGGTTAACGGTGGATACGATGGCGAAAAATCCGTTGAAGAAAGACTCCATGAAGTTATTGCTGGCTTAAAGTTGCCGCTCTTCGACGATGAAGTAGCAGAAAAATCTCAACAAGATAAAATTGAGGAAGTAGTGAATCTTCTTCAATCCTATATTGAAGAGAAGAGCGAACCCATGCGTGTCATTATGAAATGTGAACCGCATCAAGCGTTCCGTGTTAAGGAACTACTCGACCCGGTAATTGAGTATCACGGACTTCGGGCAGAAGTCAGTGAAAAGGGCGTCCATCTTTCAGGGACATTCAATGATGAAACACTCGATGCACTATATGCATCAGAGAAAAGTATTCAACGGATGTTCATGAAAGAGGGTGGTTGGGGAAAAGATAACGGCCCTACGGGGCCGACCTTCGAAGTTGAAGTAAAAGCCCTCGGAGGCCGAGTTGGCCAAAGAATCGGTGGAGGCCTGAGTGCTGCACCACCAGGGATGGTTTGGGTTGACGTAACCGGAGCCATAGATGGCGATAGCGATGGAATAGTTTTTGAGGGTACGCCTATGCAGCGTCCCATTATTCCTCGTGCGATGATTCCCAAGGTGCAGGCGTCTATACTCCAACAGACTTCCCTCCCCCGCGCTATGGAAATGGAGCGAAATAGGGTTCCTAAACCATCTGTTTCGCAAGAAGATTCCAAACCACGTTTAAATCAGGTTCCTAAAAAGAATGAATCAGATTCAGTGGTGCCTTCTAAGCCTATTCCAAAAATAGACGACACTATTCCAACACCCAGTA